TGTCTAGCAAAACTTTTTTGTGGTGTATAATATTTTCCACTGTTTTCAGCAAAGCCTTTAGCTAATGGAGCTCTTAATTTAGATTCTCCTCTATATAATTCAATCATGTCCAATATTCCCATAATTATATACTCGGAAAGTAAGTTTTAGGTGAAATGTAAACGCTAGCTGAAGACCCATCTTCTTCTAAAGCTCTAGACAATTCATCTTCATAAATTAATTTTAATTCTTGTATTCTTGGTTGTGCATATTTCATAGCTAAGTAATAACTTAAACCTGCTACCATACATGGTACAAATCTATACGGTACGTCTGTTGCATTACTATAAGCACCTGCATCTTGAATTCTTTTTTCATAATAAAAATTTATAACATCTCCGTTTTGAGTAGAGCTTGGAGTCAAATAAATTGTTATTAAAACATGGTCAATGAATCTTTGAACAAAATATTGTGAGGGTTGACCTGTTGCTGTTTTATTAGATAAAGCTTGAAATTGAGATCTGTTAATTTTTTCTAAGGGAGAATCTACATTAGAATTATTTCTGTAAGAACATTCTAAAATTTCTGTAGCTTGATTAACAAAATTAGTAATAGCAGCTCCATCTGCATGAGTAGCTGCAGTAGTTCCATTAACTCCTCTTGTTACTCCAGTGAGCTCTAAACTGTTAAATCCAGTATAAGAAATATTTTCAGATCCAACATTAATTGTTCCTGAATCAGGCATACGAGTTTTTGATGCAATAGTTATTCCAGCAGTTGCAGTTGTAGAAGTAATCGCTGCAGTTAAGGTAGATGTAACTCCATTAGAATTACCATCGGACGTTGCTCTAAAAATTCTATACTCATTTTGATTAGTCACTAACGTAATATTAGTATTTGCTACTTCCCAAAAATGAAGACCTCTATTACCCCATTCTTGAAACATTATGTTTAACGATCTTCGAGCAGTTTTTAAATTATAACCACTCATGTCAAATTGACCGAGTCTGTTGTAAGACTCTTCAATTATCTCATCAATCGAAAACGTTTTGTCAAACGTTGTAGTGCCCGAAGTAGTGTTGGCCATTGGTTATCCTATGTAAAGGTTATAGTAACACCAGGTGTGTTTGTTAAGTCTAAATAAACACCTTCTTTAAATAAAATACCCGAACTAGGACACAGAATATTTAATCCTTCTGTTCCAAATTTATATGTGGCAATTACAGTTCCAGCTGCTCCACCGCTTTTTAAAACAACTACCGCATTGGCAATCCCTTCTGCTTGAATAGAAGTTACTCTAGCTCTTTGTGTTACAGGAACCATTTGTGCGTCTGCTGCAGCGTGTGCTACTGATTGGTCACTTGAAAATGAACTCATATTTTTCTCCTTAAAATTAATATGTGGGGCCGAAGCCCCACACTAATTAGTTATTACGTATCGCTAAATGGTGTAGCAATAGATCCTGATCCTAAGATCAAAGTATTGTGTACCAAGTATTGAGCTGCTTCTAAAGCAGTAACTGTAATTACTGAACCTACGATTCCACCAGTTGTTGTTCCATTCATAGAAAGAACATCATTTGCTGCTGCAGGGAAGAAAGCTTTTTTAGCTCCATCATCTACTGCAATCATAGCTGCACCTGTGAACTTATCAACACCATCTGTTTGAATTTGAACATCAGTTGCTAGTATGTCTATGTAAAACATAAATGTAGCACCAACGTTATTTTGGTTGTTGTAGTCAGTTGTTCCCGCAGTTGCACCATTTGCATTAGTATTAATGCTTGGTAAAGTATAAATACCATCTGCGTCTTGTGATATTAAAATTCTACCTGCGTGGTCGTTTACTGTTAAATTTAATCCTTGAGCACCTAAGCCCGTAGAATTAATTGCTTTTGTTGCTCCAGGGCCTGTAGTTATAAAGCCATTTTTAGAAATGACCGGTCCCGAAAAAGTTGTATTTGCCATAGTTATTCTCCTAGTTGTTTGAATATCGTCTCTAGGCCGTCGACTATACTCGTCGATATCCAAGTTAATAATTGTATAGTGTGATTATTCTATATTAGTTTTGAGTAGAGTGCAAGAGATCCTACAGTGTGGAGTGGAATTTTCCAACGATGTAGCTTTTTATTAAGTAGCTACAGAAACTTGAGGAGCAGCGCCTTCAACACTATTCTGCCTGTGGGCAATTTGAGCTTCTTCAAGCTTGATCTTAGTGATAACTTCTTTAACTTTGTCATCAATTCTGACCATTTCAAGAGTATACCTATTATTATCTAGGTGCTCCTGTTCCCACTTCAACTCCAAGGACCTTTTTGCTTTGTATAGGTCTTGTATCATTTATAACCTCTTCAAAAGTTATTCTATTAATCCTAGAATCATAATTGTTTCCAAGATCTTCCCATTTTATACTATTTTCTCCTAGCTTGTCAAGTATAGCTAGTTCCACAGCTTTTGCATTATCTTCAGCTAATATTTCAAATTTAGCATGATGATCGTACGCAAAAATATTAATGAGAAGTTGTTTCATAGGTTTATCTTTCTTATTTAGTAAATGAGGCGGGATTGTGTCCCGCCTCAAAATTATCTATTAACTGATTCCAGGAGAACCAAAAATTCCTCTAAAGTCAGAAACACCAAATTGGTATCTTTCTCTAGCTTTGAATCTTAAGTTTCCAGTATCGAAGTCACCTTCCATAGCTGTTTTGATTGGTGTTCTAACGAAATGTTTCATTCCGTTTGGAACATCAGTGATAAGGAAGAACGCATTAGGATCAGTTAAGAAATTGTTCACTCTGTAACCTTGAGGAACCATTCCCATTGATCTGATTGCGTTGATATCATTATCAGCAGTTTGAACTCTGCCTTCTGATTTCATCAATCTTTCAGCTTGGAACTGTAACGCAGAAGGGACAATCATTTTTGTCGCTTTTGCTGCAATTCTTAAACCTCTTTCATCAGTAAACGCTGCAATGTCAATTAATGACTGCTCTAATGAAGTTTCGTTTAAGTCAGCTGCTACAGTTAAAGTATTTGCTACAGTACCAGCAATTGTCGGGTGAGCCGTGCTAAATAATGAAACACCATCACCTGAAGTGAAAGTACCGAATCCATTAACTAACGGGTTGACCGATTTAACTTGCTTAGTATTAGCCATACTTCTAGCTAACGCTTTTGTATATCTGCTTGACAGTCTGTCATACAGGTTATCTTCCACCGCTTCCTCAGTAATCGCGAAGGCAAGAGCCACAGTTTCCATAGTGTATCTTGCAGTGTAAGTTTCTTGAGCATTGTCAAAAACAACTCCACTTCCTTCAGGTTTTACTTGAGCATTAGCGAAACCAGATAACATAACTTCTTCTTCAAAAGCTCTGTCTGATGTTTCTGTTGCATATATCTCAGCATGTTGGTTTTCGTATCTTTTGTATTCCAGTCCGAATAGTGCATTCAGGCCTGGTTCTAGTTCTTTAACTAGTTGTCCTCGTGATATAGCCATATTTTATCTCCTATTCTAACTATTATACGCCAGCTTGAGTTTTTAAGAAGTGCTCATTGATCATTACAACAAAGTTAACGTGCGAAGCAGTTAAATCATTGTTCTTAATGTCTTTTGAAACACCAACCACTCTTAGTTGTCCAGCAGTTGAGTTCAAAGTAGAATCATCTAGCTCGACACCTGAAAGGTGATCGTGTGTACTTCCTACTGCATAAGTGATGTCATAATTCATGAAAACATCAGTTTGTGCAGAAGCTGTTGTGTTGTCTGATTGTATCTCAAATCTTTCATAAGGATCTGAAGATACAAAGCCTACGATATCTGTAGCAGTATTAGCTGCTAATAGATGATTCGCAAACGTTGGTTTACTTGTATTCGCGTCAGTAAAGAAAACGCCGTTTAGAGCTCCTAGTAAAGAATTACCTGCCGCTGCTACTCCGATAGTTCCAGTGGCTAATGCCTTTACTGGATCTTGACCGAATATAGCGCCAGCTGATGCTGCAATACTAAATTCTGCTAAACCTTGGTTATCTCTATTCTGACCGATTTTTCCAATTGCTCTTAAGCCGAAAGGACTATCTTGGTTTGCCATAGTTTTTCTCCATTGTTTAATTTAAATGATGAACTAGAAATTGTTAAAAAACTTATTTCTTCGTACCACCAAAAGTTACACGAGTATTTCTATCAACACTGATAGGCATACTTGGATGCTCTTCCTT